ATCTTTAAAAGGCAATTATGTAATTAATAATAAAATATCTACTTATGTGTTGCATAATAAACAACACGAGCATGCAGCTGGAACTACTCTTAAATACAAATATGAGAGTGCCGGCATGTGTGGATCCCCAATATGGGATGATAAATGCGGATTAATGGGTCATCACATAGCTAAGGGTGATGGTCAAGGAGTAGCAAAAATATTTTCCCATAAGACTAGAAAGGATATCTACAATATGTTAAATTCGGATTTTTATGTTATTGATGAAAGTTTAGAAATTAAAGAAATTGGAGAAGACACGAGCGGGGTTAAAGTCAAATTAGGAGTCAATGCGCATACTCCGAAAGTAAATAGCGTGGTTCCAGGACCTTTATATGGAACATTTGGAGATCCAGAGAAGGAACCCGTTGACTTAATGTGGGATGGACATGGAACTGTTAAGACTTTAATCAAGGAAAGTCTTAAGCCAGTTAATAAAATTAATTATAATGATTTGGAATTTGCATATGAGGCTATGACAACCAAGTTTCGCAATTTCAAGCCTTTGTCTGACAAGGAAGTTATTAAAGGTACTTCTGTTTTAGCAGGTATTGATATGTCTACATCATCAGGGTTGTTTAGTCCTGATAAAAAAGAATTGATAGACAAAGAAGCAGGACAGTTGACCATTAAAGGCGAGCAAGAAGTTGCTAAGTTTATTGAGCAGTTGAATGCTGAAATTGTGGATGTCAAGCAGTTATTGGCTCAGGAAACGTTAAAAGCTGAAACCCGTAGTATATCAAAGAATAAAAAACCAAGGAGTTTTAGAGTTTTGCGTTTTCCTTTGAATTATTTGTTAAAGAAGTATTGCGGGAAAATGGTTGAAAATTTTGTTGAAGATATGTGGGCAACGCAGATGTGTATAGGATTCAATCCATATCAGCATTTTAATCGATTGTATGATGAACTTAAAGATATGAATATAATAGCATCAGACGTTGGATCTTGGGACAAAGCAATGTTGCCCCAAGTGCAGTACGCGATGATACAATTAATTTTAGACCATTTTGAAGGATCTACAATGGAAAGATTTTTGTTAAGACGATGTTTATACTTGTGTTTAGTTACGCCTGTTCAAGCTAATGATGATACTTTTATAACCACTCATTCAATGCCCTCAGGGTGTTATTTAACAGCTATGGGTAATAGTATTGTGCAC